AAGATAGCGAATAAGCTTTGCATCTCTGTCTAGCAGAGAACCATCTTCATTCAAATAACTTTCCTTATTGAATGAAACTCTTGCAGCATTTGCGACACTGAGATCGGAGCCCATATATTCCACTAGATCAACGTGACCGTGATCTAGGACAAAGTACTTAGTCTGCTCCATTTTTATGTTCACTATTTCCGTCATCCTTCTCATCCTCATCATTATCAACAAGTTCAATCGTAACACCAGTAACTTTAGTAAAGTCTGCAGCGTATTCACGCGCTCTGTGCCAAAGTTCAGGATTCATTTCTTTTACATATTCTCCAAAACGTTGGACGAATATTAAGTAAGCTTCGCTAGCTTTTAAAATGTCTTCTTCAGACATGTCTTCATTATCTTTATTCATTTTAAACTTTCTTCCAGTAAGTATACTTCATTTTAGCCTTGAGTCCAGAATAAACATTATTAATGATTAGTCGCATTACCAAATTTTGGCCATACACTTTAACCATATCATTAATGTCTTTCTTATCAATTTCAGATGGCCAGATTACTACGTTTCTTCCGGCATCTATGTACTTTCCGACCAAAGTAACGATTTCTGTGTTGCGAGGTTCATTATCAAAAATAAAAATTACTTTTGACTTTTGAATTTTTTCAGGCAATTCTTCAATCCAACCAGCACCTTGCATTGCAATTCCATTTGGAATAAACATGGAATCGATTGGTCCTTCAGTGACAAATACAGTATCGTGTGGATTTACTTTATCTAAATTATACCAAAGGCGTTCTTGATTATCTGCCTTTAGTGTGATGTAACGAATTGTAGGGTTTCCTTCGTCAAACGATCTTCCCTGAACGCCAATAAGTTTGCCATCTTCATCGTAAAATGGTATGACCAATCTGGCTTCAGCCTTGCCTTCTCTATCAAAAGCTGACATGACTTTACTAAAATCAGAGCAGTAATAAAAATTACTATACTTTTCTTTCGGTATTTGTCTAGATTCAACATATTTTACTGCCCTGTGCTCATTATTTAGCAAGTCAATCCGCGTTCCAAGATCACTGAAAGCCGGTTGTCGCTTTTCTGGTTTTTCAATTTTAATAGGTTCTGGGTTCTTATCTTTAAAAACTTCAAACGCATACTCTTTACAGAGTGTCGGGCTAATAGACTCAAGAACGCCATATAAATTACAGGCAAAACCGCAATTGTGACATTTGTATACATAATGACCTTTGTTCTCAAAAAAGTATCCCCTTGTCTTGGACTTATTCTTTTTTGAGTCACCACACTTAAAACATCTGCATGTGGCTAATGTTTCTTTCTTCCACTTAAACTTCTCAAGTGAGCCAGAAACAAGATTTACAAACTTCTTGTCTATATATATGCTCACGCCGATTCCTCAAACGTCCAGTTCACAGCCTTGTTCTTTTTCTTTCCAAATTTTGGATTAAAAGACTGACCATCTGAACCAGATGCATATCCCTCTTCTTCTGTATTGTTGGCGTTTACAAGATTGTTGCTGGAGTTATCTACATCATAGAACTTCATCTTTGACTTATTTACACCAATCAAAAACTTTCTATTCTTGGTTAGATCATTACCGCGATTCTTTAGTTGTTTGACCATCAACTGGCCAGCTTCGGCAAGTTCTTCATTCTCAATAAGAGCAAAGAAGAAATCCGCAGTCTGTGGCAAACCAAAGCTTTCTGATGTATCTGTCATCTCCATGTCGCTGCTCTTGGCACCTTCGCGGTTTACCTGAGTAGCAGTCCACAGAGGAACATTAAATTGTTTGGCCAAACCACGCAACTCTTCAGCGATTCCCTTAACATAGGTATAGCTATTCATTCCGTTGCCTAGTTTGAATCTTGCACAAGAACAAATGTTCAAGTAGTCTACAAAGATTACATCTGGTGTAAACTTTTTCTTGATCTTCAACTCTTCCATCAAATTGCGGAAGTGTGTCACGTTTGCTGCAGCAGTTGGATATTCTTTAATAATCAACTTTCCACGGCAAATCTTCTTTAGATTATCCACTTTGCTTTCGTATTGAGTAAGAGGCATTTGCTCAAGAATATGCATATCTGTATCAAGAAGATTTGCGTCAATACGTTTTGCAATTTCTTCTTCTGCCATTTCAAGAGTAATGTAAAGAACATTCATATTCTGTGCCAAACATGCTGCTGCATGGTGGCACAAGAATGCACTCTTACCTACACCCGATGCTGCCATAACAACGTTTAGTGTTTTCTTGCGAGTACCACCCCGGGTGATCTTATTGAACATTTCCAGATCGAAGCCAATTTTTTCTTCAACTCTGTGGTAGTATTCATAACGCTCATCAACATCCTCAAGAAAATCGTGTCCTACTCTGGTATCGAATGATACCGAAAGAGCCTTTGACATAATCTCTGGGATAGCATTTTGAGTCTTTTCTTTATCCTTGCCCTCAATGATACCAATAGATTCCATGATACCATTATAGATGGCTTTTTCCTTGCAGAACTTTTCAGTCTGCTCAACAAGCCAAACAGTATCTGATTTCTCCCCTTCCTTGAACATATCATCAGATATGGAAACACACTTCTTGAATTCAATTTCTCCAAGAGAGGTTTCATTTTCAAGCGATACCAATATGGCATCCTTGGTTGGCAGGCTGTTGTATTTAAGAATAAACTTAGATACAATGTTAAAGACTGTCTTTTCTGACTTGTCCTGAAAGTATGCTTCCTGAAGGAAGGGTACAACCTTCCTTGAATAGTCCTCGTTCAAAACGAGGTTTTTCAAGATTACTGATTCCATTTTTGTATTATACTCTTAATTTAAGTTAAGTCTATTAACTGTCTTGATGAACATCATCTTCTAGATCTGATGGGTCGTTTTTCTTTACTTCTACACCACTCTCAACAATTTTAACAAAAATTTCACCTACAGTGTTTGTGAAAGTTGTTTCATTTTTGTCAAAATCATCCGGTGCATTGATGATATCAATTTCCATAGTAACGTTTAGATCATCATTTTCTTCTTTAAGACTGATTTTGCCATACTTATAAACAATACCAGCATACTCCCCATTTTTTATTCTTATGGGGCATGTTTGTGTCGGGTCTGTGCTTGCATCATTTAAAAATTCAAATTCAATCTTGCTGTCCATATTTAAAATCTTTCTGTATAGCTGCGTCAAGTTTATCTAGTATGTCCTTAGTATAATACTTCTCTGGGTCGTCGTCAATATTTTTTTCAAATACTTTTAATCCATCAGGCAGTTCAATTCTCGTAGAAACCTTTTTAAAGATTCCATACTTGATAGCTAAATCTGTGAGACCATAATAACGACTCAGGCCACTTGTATAGTTGAGTCTAGTTTCAACTTGAGTATTTTCTTTTACAAATCTATTTTTGTAATTTGTGCACTTGATAAAGTTTCCAACAACACCTTCATCAGTTTTGTCTTTTGACTTAGAAAGAGTCAAAATAGTGCTTGCTGCATACTTTAATCCAACGCCACCACCAAGTTCCTTAGTTGGAACATATGCACCAATAACTTGATAAGTGTGGTTTGTAAGAAGCATTGGAATATTTGCTTTACCAAGCTTCAAAGTCAATACTCTGAATGTTGCCTTTGTTTGCTGAGCCTTTGTCATGTCTCTGACATTTTTGCCTTCAGCAGAATCATTCATTTCTTTTTCTGTTGACAACATGCCCAATGAGTCAAGAACCATAAACATTGGCTTGCGGTCATCTTCTGGAGTTTCAAGAACATCATTGACGATCTTGAGTGCTTGTATCTTGAAATCTTCAATAGTTGCAACAGGAACCACTGCAATTCTTTCCTTGTCAACTCCTCTTGACTCAAACATATTGGTGGTAACCGCTTGCTCTGTGTCAAAATAAATAACAATTCCTTCTGGATTGTCTTTAAGGAATTGTGAAGCGATTCCAAGAGCATAGAAAGTCTTTCCTGTAGCCGGATCTCCTGCTAGGCATGAGATCTTGTTGTTTGGAAGACCACCGTATAAGGAACCAGACAAAAGGGCATTTAGTACATATGAACCAGTGTCAATAAATCCCGTGACATCAGACCCATCAATACCTTCCGCGACAACTTTTGCGTCTGGATTATTTATCTTTGAAATTAAGCTTTTTAAATATTTCGACATTTTTTTTCCTTTTTATTTGTAATCTTTTTAGTTGTAATAATAACTGCACCCCAATCTTTTTGGGATGATTCTATTGGCTTTACCGATTCAATGATTACTTCATCATCAACATCAAGAAGTCTGTCGCCAACCATATAGCATGGACCACCTTCAAAGTCAAATAGGTCAACGCCATGGCGAGTATACAAAGACCTACCTTCGACTTTGTAAGATCCATCTTCAAGAAGTGTGAGAATTCGTTCATCACCATATCTAGATCTAATTTTCTTTACCATTTCTTAATACTCCTGATTGACTGCCTTAAGCATTTCAATCTCTTCTTTCATGTCTGCAAGTTCTTGTTCAAGTTCTGTGATACGTTCATTTTTTTGATTAACTTCGTTTTTTAAATCACTACAAAGTTTTTTTAAAGAACCATTTTCATCGTGCAATGGTCTTCCCAATTCCAGATCGTCTAGTGTTAGATCTTTGCTTTTATATTTGTTATATTGATTGGATTGCTTATATATTAGATTCTTTGCAGGTTTTGACCAGTATTTCATATGACTTGTTATTTTAATTAGACACTCTATAAATCTTTCGGAATTTGATGCAAGATTAACGTTTTCACAGTTTATACCAAAATCATTTAGCAATTCTAAAGTAAATGAATTGCCTATTTTAATATTTGCTGAAGCACCATTGTTTATAATTGCTTTAATATGCATAACTCTGTTATATAAAGTATATTCCGCATAAACATTTAAAAATTCTATACCATCTTCAATAATTACTGGAACTTGTTTAGCGGTAATTTTTGACCATTCAACAGTATATCCATTTGGCGTAGTTTTATATGAACTATTCATGACAACAATATATCTCAGACAAAAAAAGAATCAAGTGTTACTTCTTGAGTTATTGACCATCCAATAGCCTGAACAATATTATCAAGAGGCTCATTGAATGTTTTTTCAAATTGCTTTTGACGGTCTATGTATTTTTCAAGATTGAACTGCTTGGGTGGTTTGTTTATAAACCCTATGACTGCATCTCTGCCACCCATTCCATATGGGTTCGGAACCTTAACAAATACGAACTTTATTTTGTCATTTTCCTTTATTGCTGCAACTTCCTTGTCTATGTTTAGCTTCTTAATATATGCGTTGTGTAACAGAGCAGCCTTTGTTGCAATAGGTGTACCAGACTTGTATATATCGGAAGTGTCTCTGTACTTACCAATACCTTTAACTCCGCGAGGAGAGGCAATGTCTTCTATAGGCAATTTCATAAACTCATCATAGAATTTATTCACATCATCGCGCAACTCCTCGGGAGTTTTGGTAAGTATAATCTTAATGCAGTCTTTTAACTTATTTCGAACAATTGCTGGCGTACTGCTTCTTGCAGTTTCAAGGCCCATGATTTTAAGCTTTGGTTCCTTGAAGCGAACTCCTTCCAAATCTTGAACCAATAGAGCATATCTCTTCTTTGCAATAAACATTCCTGCTGAAGCAATTGCCTCTCGCTTGAAGAAGATTTTGTTTTCAGAACAACCTAGGGTTGTAGCCAAAAGTTCCATTTCTTTTTTAAATTCTGGCTGTATCTTTTTCTCACAAACATCATTGATAAATTGGGTTATATCTTCGATATTTGTTTTTGCCGATACCTTCTGGACAACGGCATCCAAATTAAGATATACAGAATCCGTATCTACAGCCAAGACATAATCCTTATCATCTTTTGTAAGATTTTGAATATAAGAATTCATCGCTATTTCTGCCTTGCGAATGATAACTTGTCCAGTTACGGTAACCGCAGTAGCCAATTCCGGAGAAGAATACACAAAGGCAGGATTTCCTAGGCACCCATAAAGGCTGTTTGCCAAAATCTTTTTTACTGATTGACGAATTTTAAGAGCAGCTATTCTTGAGACAAGATCCTTATTCTTAGTCTTCTCGTATTCTTTTTCCAACTCAATCATCTTTGACTTGGCTTCTTTGCGTTGATTGAATGTGCGTTCAATCAATATAGGAATGAAGCCAGAAATTTGGTTAGTAAACATACTCCCATTGCATGCCAAACATGCATTTTTACTTATTGCATCACCAACCATATCGGGAATATCTTTTCGTTTACTACGAAGAAAGTCATCTGCATTTAACGATGCATCTTTGTAAACACAAGTTTCAGGAGAAATATTCCATTGCATAATAATAGAAGGATACAGGCTAGTGGCATCAAAACTAACCACATTTTTGTATAGTCCCGGAGTTACTTCTTTTACATATGCACCGACAAATTGATCATCTTTTGCGTAACTTCGCTTAAGAGGAGGGATTACATTCTTTTTTGCCAAATAATCACAGCAAATGGTTTCCCAAATGCGTGTTGCAAAGAATACAGTATCAAACGTGATCTTTGCTTCGTATGCAATAGATACAGCTAGATCAATAAGTTTTAATTTACTGTCAAGTTGCTCAACCAACAGTACGTCTTGTACATTATATTCAGCAAACTTCTGAAAGTTTTGCGTATAGAAGTCACGCATCGACCCATATTCGCTGTAATCCAGTTTTTGAGCATCTAGTTCCACCTTTGCTATGAAGTTTAGGGCGTAACTTTCCTGACTGGTACCAGAAAACTTTTTATACAAATCCATGTAATCCAAAATGGTATAACCGGGGAATTCATAAATTTTGTAATTCTTCCCACCAATATCCGTTTCCCGCATTTTCATCAGACCAAAAGGCAACCAACTTTGAATTTCTGATTCATCAAAAAACAGCAACGCCCTACCTATTATATAGGGGATATCAAAGAGCTTAATATTCCATCCTGTAATGATATCTACATCTTCATTCGAAAGAACTTCAAAAGTTTTTTTTATAAGTTCTTTTTCAGAACTGGTTATGATAACTTTGCAATCTGGAAGATCGATTTGCTTTGATGTGATTACATAAGTTAGGCCCCCCACCCGAATACTCATCAAATTAATCTTTTCGTTGGGTTTATCCAAATCCGGGAATCCACCCTCAGTTTCGCATTCAAGGTCTAGGTAGGCGACTTTGACCTTGGAAAGATCGTATTCCACCTCAGCCTCATAAGTCTCCATGATATATTGAGTGATAAAATCAGTGTTTCCATAAATCGGGCAATCATCTAATTCCCTATATTGATCCAAAAATTGTCTGCAATCATACAGCGTGTCAAACCGCATTCGGTTGACTTTGACCCCGTTCAGGGTACGATATTTGGTCTCTTTGTCCGTTTTAATAAACAAAGAAGGCTTAAAAGAAATGGTGTCCGTAAAACGTTCACCATTCTTGTACCCTCTAACGAGAATTTTGTTGCCTTTTAGGGCACACGCTGTGTAAAATTTCATTTCTTTGCGTCTTTATCCTTAAGAAGTCCAGCAAGTATGACACTATAGTTAATGATGTCAACTATGGCGTCATAAACGCTTTCATTCTTTAAACATAGCTCTCCACGGTTAAGATATGTGGAGATTCTTGACATCTTATCGGTCATACGAATGAGAACTCCTAACTCGGCAGTCGAAAAGCCAAGGTATTCTGCGCGTCTGAAGTTCATAAACGGATCTGATGTAGAAGCATAATCATTATTCTTCTTTTCCATCAATTCTTTGGCTTCACTACAAATTTTGTCATGCAATTCAAATAGTTCATTTCTAGTCATAGTTTTACCAGTATAACCCAAAGAAAGGGTACGTCAAGTCTAAATATTAAGACACGGAGTTTTTTAATGGATCTAACTAAAATATTTGAAGTATCAGCATATTCTGTAGCCGGATTATTGGGTTTGGGCTATGGAATTACAAAATTTTGGAAATCCAAAATTAAAACAGACAATTTTATTGCAATTCATACAGAGATCCATGAACTATTGACCGAACTTCGTCTTACTGGAAAGTCTATGCGTGCCACTATTCTCCAATTCCATAATGGGGAATATTTTATGGATGGAATTTCAATGCGCAAATTTTCAATAACCCATGAATCTGCACACAAGGGTTATACTTCACAGACCATAAAGTTTAAAAATGTTCTTTGTTCTCTTTTTATTCCCCTCTTAAACAAAGTAATCGAAGACAAACCAACAATTTATCAAGTTGAGGCAATGTCTGAAAGTTATGCAAAACACTTTTTTGAAGATGAAAACATTTCACACTATTCCTGTCTTCCCTTAAAAAACAAAAATGTTACCGTTGGTTTCATTCTTCTTCAATGGCACTTTGATTTCCCACCTGATATAGCCAATGAAGAAATAATAATGAAACATTTTGATACAATTAGAGATTCTATTCAAATTCAACTTTCATACCAAAAGAATTGAGGAAATATGCCAACTGAATTATTATCTTTGCTCGGTGGAGGTGTGACTGGATTTTTATTCCGTTATTGGGCACAACGTGCTCAAGACCAAAAAGACATGTTTAAAATGGCTATTGAAGCCAATAAACAAACAACAGATAACCAAGACAAAGCAGCACAACGAGTTCCACTTGACGTAGGAAAAGGAGTAAGACAATTAATAGTCCTTTCATGCTTATTTGCCGTGGTTGCTGCACCTTTTGTTCTTCCGTTCTTTGGAATTTCAACCTTTGCAGAATTTACTCAAAAACAACCTGAAAGTTTCTTTGGATTGATTCCTGAAACAACTCGTAAGTATTTTGTAGAAATACCGGGTTATTTGTTTGCTGAAGAAAATCGCCAAGTTCTTTTGGCAGTTGTTGGATTCTACTTTGGTACAGCTGCAGGGGGGAATAAATCATGAAATACATAATACCACTTCTTGTTTTCCTATCTTCCTGCACAACACCTCAAATTGTATCTCCTTTGACCAAAGAAGGCGAACCAATTCACAGTGTCTTAAAAGAACCATTTTTTGGAACACCAAGCCAAGCCTCCGAATGGAGCTTTTGGTATGTAATTATTTGTGCCATAACGCTATGGGCCGTATGGAAAGAATTTAAGTCAGTCAAGTGGCCAAAGTCATCTCAAAAACAAGATAAATAAAAATACGAGGATAATATGGGCGTAAAGAAACAGATGGACACCTTTTTTGCCAGTTTGGGAGAACAAACCGGCTATAATGGAAGACTAATAAACACCCCAATGGGACCATTCCGCTGGAATGATGCCATTGAATTATGGGAAAACGTCAATAACGGAATGGTTATGAATAACATTTCGTTCATGGATGAGTTTGCCATGATGGACTATGGCTCCATTGATGGTGGCGCAGATAACATTACTCCCATTTATTTGAATCTTGATTTTACTTCAGGCATCTTGGATTCTCGTATTACCTTTACGCGAACTACTCCTGCATTAACAGTTGGTTCTGACGGATATGTTTCATATCCGGAAATGAATATTTTTAGATATAGTATCGGAGCTTTAAACGGCAACTGTGGTGCTTGGAGTTCGTCCGCCAGCGGGTCTTATGCATTAATTGCGGATAGAAATGATGTTGCAAATAACGCAACAAGAATTACGTTAAACCAAACAGGTAGCCAACAATTTAACTTTTCTCCAAACTTCCCACTTTCAACTTCTCGTACATTTGTTGGTTGGTTTAGAGGAAGCACCTTTAATATTGGCAATTCTTTTGGTAACACACTATCCATAGGATTTTCACAACAAACACAATCTGACAATCCTGCAAATGGTCTTTGGGGAACTATTTTTGGAACAAGTGAAATTATCGGTGGGTATACTACTGGAGTGTTCTTAGGTACTAGAACAGGAAATCCCAATTTGTTTGATTTAGGAAATCTTTCTCCAACCGCGTGGACACAAATTAAAATAGTAATTAATGAGCCAACTAGTGCAGTAACACTTTATCCCGGAACTCCCACCTCCAGTGGCAATACATACATTTTTGATACATGCGAGTTCAAATATCAATCTGGTAGAAATTACACCGGCCATGTAGTTACAAATGGCAGTGCATACTTTGCTCCAAGATTTACTTGCGGTTCGACAGGTGGAGCAACATTAGGTCTGCTCCTTGAAAGCAAGGGAGCAAACCTTATAATAAATACATTTAATTTTAACAGAGCAGCTGCATGGACTCTCAGCAATGCTAGCGCAACTTATGCAAATGATGCTATCCTAACTCCGGAAGGATACACTTTTGGAAACTATAAATTAATTGATGATTCTACATCAGGCACACATAGACTAACTTCTGCTCTAATAGGTAAAACAGCCGGTACAACCGGTTATTATTGTGCTAGCGTATGGTTGAAATCCGGTAGCTTAACTGGTGCTCAATTCACAATAAGTGATGCTACAGAAACAAATGTGATGAATGTGAGATATAATCTCCAGAATGGAACTAGTACACTACTTTCCGGATCAAGTGGATATGTCCCGGTTCCTAGTGGTATTGGTGTACAACCATATAATAATGGTTGGTATAGAGCCTACATGACCGCAATTGCTGCACCAGATGCATCTATGCGTGTTCATATTAGAACCGTCAACTCAGCAGATCAAGTTTCTTATAGTGGCACTGGTACTGGATTCATTTATGTTTGGGGTCCACAACTTGAAAGAGGTGTATATCCTTCTTCGTATATTCCTGTAGGTGGAAATACTGGAGATGCATTCTCCTCAAGAAGCGTAGATACAGCAGTGTTGTTGAATGCATCGGAGCTTCAACAATATTGGGATAGAAGTAAGTTTACAATATCTACAGAATATATCCCAACAAATTATCCAGATATAAATTTATTTACCAATATTACATCATTGCATGATGGCAGTGGATTTACTTTAGCGGCTTCTTCAAATCCAAATCTTGCAAATGCAGGTAACGGTGGTTCCACAACTGCACCAGTTTTAAGAATATTTGGTAATGCATACAAGCAATCATCTACTGCAGTTTTTGCACCATATTCGGTATATGGTGGAGTAACTTTTATGCCGAATATAAAACAAGCATGGTCTGTGGCAACAAACGTTGGTGGTACCGCATATGGTTATGCTGCAACAAACGGAATTACAGGATCAAGTTCCGTTGCTACTGGAGCTTCTTATACTGCAGAACCAATGACAACAGTAAGATTGTTCTACACATCCTTGACAAATGAAAATAGCTTCACTGGAGTAATCTTGAAAAACTTCAAGCATTTCCCCACTTCAGAAAATTCTGAACAAGTCAGACAAAGAACAATTTAACGCACACCAGTCGATCCAAATCCGCCAACCCGGTCTGTCTTCAGGCCGGGTTGGTTGTATATTTCACCAAAATTTACTTGCTCATACTTTACAACTTCAGCCTGAGCAATTCTATCGCTGTTGTAAATTTTTATAGAATCCATCTGGTTGGTATTCAATATAATCAATTTGGTTTCGTAAGTATAATCCTCATCGACTACACCCTCTGCATTAGCAAGGGTTAAACCGTATTTAAGAGCCATTCCAGACCTAGGATGGATGCGGATGGAATAATCGACTGGAACATCAAAAGTCAGCCCTGTGCGGATTAAGGCACGTTCTCCGGGCATCAGGGCAATGAAATGCTCTCCTTTTTCTTCGTCCCATTCAGGTTTAATTTCTGTAAAGTTTTTTCCTGAATAAATTTTAATCGGTTCTTCCTTGGGAATATACGCAGCCAAGTCAAAGCATGCAGCCATCTTGGTCTGATAATTTGGGTCTGGGATACGTGGATTATCTTTAAAATATTTAAGAAGCATACAAGCATCATATCATATAATATTCAGATATCAAGTAATTTCCATAAGGGAAACAATTACATGAGTAGAAAAGGTATACCCCGCTGTATATCTGAGCTGATTCCCGGATTCAAGTGCAAGAGGTGCATCCAAAACCTGAAGGCTAGTTCTGGAAGGAAGTTGTGCCTGTGTAATCAATGAATATGCCGTGCTCCCTTTAAGTAACTCAACAGTAATATAATTCGTATTGTTTACATCATTATTTGCAATTTGAATTGCATTCACCAAAGCTGTGCCAGTAACACCACTATAAATTGTGGTGGCTGCAGTAGTTCCAACAAGCGTACCAAAACTCTTATATGATTCAGGCATAAGGGTATCCTTCTTCTGTATTTATCTCCAACTCAGGAAGTCCAAAAAACACTCTAGCGGCTGATTCACTATCAAACCAATACCAATTGCTCAAAGGATAAACATATTCATCTTTATTTTCTTTATATAAATTATAACTTCCAGCCAAAACATAATTTGGACCGTGAAGCAAATCTGAACCATCTAATTTATAAAATCCTGATCCTCTATCCATATTATTATCCTGTTACTGCCCACCCCTTTGCAATTGCTATAGATGGATTATCGGTTGCGGTTCCCCAGTTTCCAGAAACTGTAATTGTTCTGGTTCCTGCACCAGAAGCACCTACAATACCTAAGCTGCTGTAGATTTGATTTAGTGCAGTCGATCCAAGCGAGCAGCTGGCAAAAGAAACGTTTGCTCCACTGAATCCACTCATACCACATACACTGAGATTCCAATTTTGGAAAAATGTGTTTGTATAGTTATTCGCAGCAAAGCTTAAAGTTATTCCGGGAATTTCTTTTATTGCACGACAGTTATAGAAAAATTCAGTCATGTTAGCAACATTAGATACATTTATCTGTGGACAATTTAATAAACCATAACATTCATAAAACATTGCATTTGCTGTTGTAAGAGTTGCACCTGTGTTAAATACATTAGGAACTCTTTCAAGTCCTCTGCAAAATCTAAACATGTTTGATGTATTTGTTGCATTGGACATTTGAAATGTATTCCCCCACGCAGAATCAAAATCTCTTATACCACTGGTATTGAACATATTATTAAAATCTGTTCCCTTTGTTGTATCAAAATATGGTACAGTTTGCATTGCTCTAGTTTGCGAAAACATAGAAGCAAAATTAGTAATATTTGATGTGTTGATAACTTTAGGAAAGTATACTAGGTTATCGCAACCTAAAAATAAAGAATTTAAACTTGTTGCAGATACTGCATTAATTTCTCCGGGAATTTTTTCTAATGCTCTGCAACCACCAAATAAACCAAGAAGACCGGTTGAAGTAACTTTTGATGTGTCTATAGCGGGAATTCTTTTTAAATTTTGACAATCCTGAAACATCTGAGGCATACTAGTGCATTTGCTTGTATTAAAAGTTCCGGGAATTCGTTTTAATCTAGTACACAAGTAAAACATATATGCTAAAACTGTAGCATTTTGTGTTTCACATATTGATGGTGGGATCCATTCTAATTGGTGACAACTGTGAAATAAAGATTGAAAATCCGTGCAATTTCTTGTAGAAGGAAATGCACTTATTATTTTTAAGTTATTGCAGCCAATAAATGCAGCTGCCATTCCACCCGCACTAAAATTTGCTTGA